TTATTGAACGTTTGTCTCTCCATTCTTTTTTGTTTCTTTAACATTCTTTTTTCTGCACGAGAAATTGTTGTTTGCATGTTTACCTCTTACCAAGTGTTTACTGTACTCCCTCTGTGCGCTTTTTTCACTTTTTTTAAAACATCACGAAATCCCGCATCAGGTTTTTTAATACCTAATCGGGATGGATCAGCCAAAGCGGGAGCGGTTTTAATTCTTTGATTAAGATGTGGATTCTGATCTTTATAATTATCAAGTTCAGAAATAGGCATAGAGATGTCGAACTCTTTTTTTGTTAACGTATTATAGAACGTATAATTAGCCATTCAATCCTACACCTTTCGACGACCAGAACTTTAGTACGTCTTCCTTATTTAGGGGATTTAAACCTTGAGAAAGCATTTCTAACTTAACTTGATCATCAAGAATTGGAACTTTTTTTTCATTCAAATTAATTTTACTGGCCTTCATATCATAAGGATGTAGACCATCAACTATAAAAACTTTATTATCAGACATTGGATGTTTCTCTTGTCAATTTATTGTGAAGACGATTAAATGCTTTTTTATCACTATCATGTAGTAATTGCATAACATACTCCATGCCTTCTCTTTTACCTTTAATATAATAAAGAACAGAAACAAACATCAATATGCACATAATACCTACAGAAGCTAAAATAATATCAGTCATCAATCATCCTCATAAGAAAGAAGTCTATCTACATTTTTAGAACGAAGTGCGTTCTCGTAATTGCGATATTGTTTATGTTCACGATTACGTTTAATTTCCTTGATGGAAAGTTGTTCTTCTTCCATCATATAATTTCCAAAACCCTTTTTCTTATTTTTAAAATCAGAATTATTTTGCTTTATCTGTTTGCTCATCTGGAAGTAACCCTGGAAATGCAGTTGACACTAGGTTGCGAGTAAGTCCTTTAATAGGACTCTTCTTGTCTTTCATAGCCAAGAGAAGTTTTGCTTCATCGTGGTTTACGCTTTCAAGAAGACTGATGAAAATGGATTCACGCTTGTTCTGATTTAACGTGGGATGTCCACCTTCAACAAAAAGATACATCTTTCTAGCTTCCATGTAAAGCCTTGTTGGTTCATCGAACTCAAGAGGATTAAATGGAGGATCGCCTTTTGGTAAAAGAAATTTGATATTTGGATCAAACATATACTTCAATACAGTATACATTGTTGGATCAGCATTAGCTCTTAGGGCTGCAATTTTTTCTTCTTTAGATTCAAATTCACAGCACTTTTCTAGTACTTTTGATAATGTAATTTTTGCCATTTTTAAAATTCGCCTACATTTTCCATTAGATGTTTAAGTTTATATTTAATAAAATAATTAAATATTTTTGATCTGTCTTTTCCAGACTCTTCATTATATTTAGATAATACTTGTTCTTTGATGTTATTTGGAATCATAGATAGATCGATAAGCATTTTGTTTCTAGCAAAACTAAACATCAAATTATCATCCATTGGTGCATTTCTATTTTCATAGAAAGCATCAATTTTCTTTTGTGTCAAAGGTCTTTGGCGCTTATCTGTAACAAAAGTATCGCCATCAGACAATACATTAGGAACTCCGTCACCAGAATCTCCCCTCAAAATGTGTTCATAAAGATAACGTTCTGGGTCATTGTGTGTGATCCATTTCTTTCGTGTAGGATCATACTGTTTAACATTAGCATAACGATGAAGCTGAATATAATCTTTATCACCAGAAAGAATAAGAATTCTTTCGTGTTCATCACCAACAAGCTCACGACCATGTTCATTGACAAGTGTGGCTATGATATCATCTGCTTCCGCAGATTCAATTTGAATTACACGATAAGGAAAATTTTCACGAAGTTCTGTCTTGAGTTTATTGAACGTGTCAAAAACTTGTGTCCAATTAATTTCAGATGCATCTCGTGTTTTTTTGCGATTGGCTTTATAATATGGGAAAACCGACTTTCGCCAATAGTTTTTATCGTCACATGCAATAATCATTTCCCCATATTCACCAGCAAATTTTTGACGATAGCTGCGAATAGAATTGATTACCATGTGGCGAAACAATCCCTCATCAACGGGGATATTTGTATGATTGCCCAATTGCATCATTAAATTGGAGATCATAACTTGATTGAAATCGACCAATATCATTTTGTAGTGTCCATAATTTCTATATATGCAATGTTAATACTTTTTCAAGGACTCGTCAAGCTTTTCTTCGATTTCTTTTTCAAGTTCATCAGAAACTGTGATAGTTTTATCGACTATATCATGCATAGGATGATGTATATTTTTTAATTTATAAACATAAGATTTAATAGCTTCTTCTAGAAAGACAGCATTTTTGATATAAGACATATCAGATTTCATGGTTAAACCATAATTACCAATGATCGTTAAGGCTGCTTCAAATACATCACTACTAACTTCATCGCAAAATAATTTTCTTACTTCTTCAATTTGATTGATTGTTTCTTGTAGTGAGGCAGATGGTCCTGCCTCACCATTATTTTTTTCTGGAAACTTAATAATCTTTGACATTATTTACTTAACCACCTTTAATAGTACTGTATTACTATTTAGGCGGTCTACGAACTTCAGATTATCAGTGTTGATGGTATCGAACAATTTCCTGAGTGCTACCTTACCACTGGTTGTCACAGAGTTAAGAATTTCATCAGTCTTACGCCCAATCTTCTTTGACTGAGATGATGCAGGATCATATCCAGTAATTGCGGTGCTCTTTACACTAAGACCACCACGATCAACCGCACGAAACACCGAAAGCACTTTGCTTTTTGTGTTGAATGTCCACAATTCCTGTGCACCAAGAATTGTTTCTGGATTGACTGAAGAAATCTTCAACGAATTGTCTTCCTTTTGATACTGGAAGTTTTTGAGTTTCTTTTCAGCACTGACAGCCTTCTTCTTGCGAGGCATACGAGCCTTGCGAAGATTGCCACTATACTTTTCACAGTCCTCAACAATACCAGTATAAAGAGCAAGCATGTCCTTCATCTGCTTTTTGGTATAGCGACTATATCCTTCAACCAGTTGAGGGTCTTTCTTTTCAATCGCATCAGAAATTTCTTGCATGATGGGACGATAACGATCAGCTACCCTAACCGAAAGGTTTGCAGGAAATTGAGCAGACTGAAGGATTTTATACATTGAAAAGTCTGCAGGAAGATTGTCAATCGTCTCATCAATATCAGCAATAAAATCTGAAACCTTATTATTGACATGATCCTGAATTGAAAGACGCACCACATTAGTTGGCTCTTCCTTCTTTTCAACTTCCGCATATTTCATGCATTCAGCAACACTCTGTTTGGCACGTTCAAGCATACCATCATCAAGAGTTGCACCACGCATATGCATACGAAAAACGGATGCAGCAGTGCGAGGAATACGCATGAAAGGAACACGAGAAATTTTTGTAATCTCATGGCTCTGTCCAACAGACTTGTAGAAGTCAACAATGTACTTACGCACATCATCTTCTTCAGCCATCGTATTGTACCAGTTGAAACCATTGAGAAGCTTGATACGGTCATGCCCCCTTTCAAAAGTGGGTTCATCACCATAATACTTCTTATTGACCAAGTAGGACTCACTATGAGTCTTACGCACCGTTTTAGCAGTTCTAGCCATGTGGCACTCCTTGTTTATGTGTTTATTATAGACGGTATATATGGATTGTCAAGAAAAATTATTTTATTTTTTACAAAAAAATTCTTGACATATACCTTTCCTGTGCTATTATTAATTATAGACAGAAGAAAGGAGCACCAAATGAAAGTCACCAAACTCCGCACCAACACCAGACTCCAATCTCAGATGTTAGACTACATCCTTCGAGTCATTGATAGCAAAGGTAAGGTAATTGAGGCTTGGAGGTTCAAAGGGTATTCTGGTCATTCCATGTGGGATGAGGAAACGTTCTTCAAACGTAGATACCCAAGCTCTGAAGGCTATTCAGTAGAATGGTAAGAAATGGGGGAAAAATCCCCCATTTTTTTGAAAAAAATAGTTGACACTGGTTTAAAGTATGCTATTATGAATCATCAACACAGGAGGTCCACATGAGTGCTTATGTTTATCGTGTCACAGCTAAAAAGGTTCTTTGCTCTGATGGCGTAGAGGCTAATGTTGCCATGTATGCCTACAAGCCTTACTATAATTTTGGTTCTGATAATGAGAACCGCAAGATGCACTTT